GTGACTCGGGGCAAATATGTCTGGACGCTGATGGATCACGTTTGCACCGAGCAGGCAGAGGACCAGACTGTGAAAGGTATCATCTGGCTGGTCTACGCGATGCTGGTACTGGATCATCCGAAGCGTGTGGTTGTACTCGCTGTAGATGCTCAGCATGTCTTTCGCGTATGGATCGTAGAACTCCTGCCACCGAGGGAACTCGATCTTGCCCTTCTTGATCGCGATAAACACATCGCTCATCACCTCGGTTCTATGGACGCTCCAACGGAGAAGCTTGGGTTGCCACAATAACTTCTTGGTTGGACGGGGGTTGTACTGATACTTTTGCACCCGGTGGTTCCCGAACCGGTTGATCAGCTTGTAGTTCCGATCAAACCCGCCGCCATAGTCGACACCGATAACCTTCACCTGGTAGGCATGGGCGATCGAGATAATTTTGTTGAGCTGAACCTCTGGGTCCACATCCTCCCCTGTGAACCTGTGGACGAAGAACACGCGAAACTTCGTCCCCTCATACATGGCGAGCGTCATAACCGTATAACTGTTTTCGCCACTCCCCCAGTCGACTCCCATGAACACGTGACGCCCGTTCAGGCTCTTCCTAAGCTTCTCCAACACCTGTGGGTGCATAGTCAGCTTTGGGTTGCACGCGTCCTTGACGTGCTGCTGGGTCAATGGACGGAGCCCGCTGTCATAACTCAGCCCCAAGACCTCGTTGTAAAACTTGTCCCTTGGATACCTTTTGTAGTCGATCAGGATTTCCGTCCAGGGTTTCCATGGAACCATAAGTTGCGGAATGCGGTACGACTCGAAGATGGTTTGCTTTCCATCCAGTTGGACTCCAACCGCCCACTGGGCATCCTCGTGCATCGCATAAATCTGCTTGCCGCAACGTGCGCATATCAGACTCTGCTTGCCGATGTTCGCCTCGCCCAGAATGTTCCAATACCTACCGCCACCATGTTTGGCTCCACATCTGTCGCAGGGGACCACCCACTCCCCCTGCGTGGAGAAGTTTGCCCGGTAATACTCCAGCGGGTTCTCCATCCCTTTGGGGGTTCCGGCATACAAGAACGACCTGAGTGATTCGTGTGCGTGGGCGGTGCATTGTTCGATGACCGGGATGTTGTCCACCAGGATGTCCTGCATCTCGTCGAGCAATAGTTTCTCCGCCGGAAGCCCACGACACCGATCGGCATTGAGAAACGCATACCGCATGGTGATCTTCGAACGGTTCACGAACTGCTTTTCGAGCACGTTGTTCATCAGTGCCCTGGTGGTCCAGCTTCGAAGTATCGGACTCGTCTCAATCGGCTCCTTGATCCTGTCCAACGAAAAGGTTCGAGCTTGTGTTGCCGACGGGGCCACATACAGAGTTCGGTGAGCCGCCTTCATACAACTGACCCCAATAGCTGTGTTCCCGAGGAAGGTGCTCTTCTCCACCTGGCGTCCACAGAACATCAGTATCCTGTTGTGGCTGGTATTGTAGGGACGGAGCATGTGTCTACGTCCCTCAAACGAGAACGGTGAGTAGCCGGGGTTGGTCGGGTTCGGCATGTAGAACCCGAACTCCGTAAACTCGGACAGAAACAATGCCGGGATCTGGGTACGTCGTCCGGCCTCTGTATAGCTGCCGAAGGTATCCTCACCCCAGATCTCCTCTTTCGGGCACCAATACTCCCCGTTCTCGGAAAGCTGAAGCTCGTCGTCGGAGAGTTCGGTGTCGTCTACCGGAATGATGTTGGGTGTTCTCGACGGACAGCGTTGCTGCGGTCTGAGTGTACCTGACATGTGGGGCCTCGTTGGAAAGGTCTGCTAGCAGGATGGTTTGCGCAGAACGTCGTCGATCTTGGTGTCCAAGCCTTCGAGAAACTTATGCACGCGTTCATGGGGCAGCCCTTGGTACGCGAACCCAAAAGCTCTGAACCACCAAGAGTCGAGTTCCGGCGTGTACGCAGCCTGTAGCCTCGGATAAGTCTCTTCCCAGAACTCACGTGCGTGTCGGTCCAGGATCTCTGGCAGAGTGTTGCACCAAAAGTTTCGACCATGTGCTCCGTCGTGTGGCTGGAAGAGATGGATCACGATGTCCACACCGACCAAGGCATACTCAGCATCGAACGAGGTATAGTCGCTGACTTTGACGAAATGGATGCCTCTAACCGCCTGGGTCTGATCCATGTCCGTCGGCTTCGTAGGTTGCATCGATAGGTTGGGATCCGTCGCTGTCAATATGCTCACCGTGTGCCTCCAATATGTGGCTGTTGTAGTTGGTCTCGCCGAGTCTCTTCAACGTCGGCAGCAAAGCCCTATCGGACTTCATCGCAATCGCAGATAGCTGCTCTCGTAGGTCCTCCTCTGGACGAGCAACCTCCGCCAATACTTCGGTCAAGTCTTTCACCCCGCTCGCATACATCTTGAATCGCATGTGATCACCCCGATCCTTCCCAGATGCTGCTGCCTCGAAAGCTTTGATGAGGGCCATGCTTCTGGTCGCTTCCACGAGCTTGGCAAAGTCAGCCTGTGACGGCATCCCACCCATGCGGACCTGAGCAATAACTGCCGCCAAGGGCGAGTATGGGAGATCGACGGCATTCCTCTTGGCGTCCGTCTGCATCGCGTACTTGTACACTTTCGCCTGAGCAGCGATCTCGGGGTCTGGGTGTTCTTCGAGACGTTTGACCCGCAGGTCCAGGAGCATCTTCAACTCCGTCCGATCGACCAGGTCGACGTTCCAGAAGTAATCGCGGTATCGCTGGACGTCCGCTGCCTGGCAGGAAAAGTTTCTGGACTCGGTGAGGAATGATGCCAGAGCCTGGTATGGCACACGCGAGATAAGCCCCACGTCCACGAACTCTTTCGCACGTGGTGTCTCCAGGATTTTGAATGCAACCTTTGTAGACTCGTCTGGGAAGAAGAGGTTATACAGCCCCGCCTTGAGGATGTACCTCTGGCTGGGGACATGTGCCTTGTAGTTCGGGAGGAAGGGTCTCGGCAATACTGGCAGCTCTGTACGCAACCGATCCAAGTAGTAGTTCCCCAGCCAATCAAGCTGGACAAACTGCAGGGTCTCCGCGATCTGATCGTTGCTATACTTTTGCGGGTGAACAATCAGGTACTGGATGTACAGCTCGGAAGGGGATCTACGAATCATGGGTCCTGCTGGTTCTCCGCTGAGAAGGCTACGACCTTCAAGCCGTTGATGACCTGCTCCATCGCGCGGATGGTTTTCTCCAACGCCCCGATGGGGATGTCGGTCAACCCAACACGAGCAGCAATCAGCAGCTCGCATAACCTATTCTGGCTCTTCTCCAGGAGAGGCAATGCCGACGCAAACACCATCACGTTCTCCTGGTTGATAAAGCCGAGCGCCAAAACATTGTCCACCGTGACTGTGTCAGGAAGAGCCCCAGCCTCCTTGAAGAGAGTTTGCTTTAGTTCTGGAATGTGCGAAGAAACTATGCGTGCAGTCTGCACCGCCTGGTCAGCTGCCACTTGTGCGGTCTTGATGATGCGTCCTACGCGGATCTCAATCGGCATACCGAGGGTGTTTGCCTCGCCAAGCTTTGTAGCCCCATACTTTTGGTTCACACCCAAACCTGCGAGGAGAAACATCGAGTCGTCGAGACTGAGGAACGACTTGTCTTGGTGCGCAAACTTATCCAAGGGGATGCCGTCGAACGAGAACTGTCCCTCACTTGCTCGCACGGTAACTTTCAACAGCTCCCGGTGCGCCATGGACGTCTTGTTCATCACCCAGATGTCGTCCTGCAAAGCCACATGCCCCGTCTGGTCCATAGGTGTCCACAGAAAGTCGTCCGGCAGAAGTAGGGTGCCATCGAGAGGTATGGGCTGCTTGATCCCTGGTTGGACCGCGATAACTATCGGCTGCCCAGCGAACGTCTCGCCCACGATCTTGATACCAACCGGCTCTTCGACCTTTCCGCGTATCACAATCGGCACCAATGCTTCCACATCTCCGTTGGGCAGGGGACGGTAGAACGCTCCATAACCATCCGGCCTCCCCTGCGGCAAGTTGATGCCGGTGCCTGCAGGCTCTCCACCGATAATTTCCTGCACACAGTGCTGGGCACCGTTGGTGAACAGGTTGAGGGAGGTCTTCATCCCGTCCACCCCAATCAGGTTCGGAAGCACAAAACCAACCAGCTCTTTGCCGTCCGGGGTCTGCACCTTATATATGCCGAACTGGTTGATCACTCCGTAACGCCTACCCTCAGTCTCCACCTCCTCAAGCGATGGCCCCATAACTTCCGGTCCCTCACTCATGGTGACGGCACCAGATACATCGGCAGCCAACACAACCTTCTCACCGAATACCTTGATCGCTGCGGTTCTGTCCAAAGACCTGGACTCAGGTAGCCATGCCACAGTCGAAGCGGTCTTCACTGTATAACCATCCGGTGTCCGAACCAGCTGAGCCACCTGGGGCTTCACTGCGCATGAAGCCAGCTTCCTCGTCCTCTCGTATGGCTCCACGACGGGTGCGCTGGATAACTTCTGCAACGACGGTGCTGTCGCTGCTCGGTTCTGTAGATAAATGGCCTGGACCTGGGGGTCCTGGAGTGCGCTGGCAAACTTCTCGTAGTCGGAGGCATAGATGGTCGTCAGAATCCGGTCCAGCACCGATCCGCTTTCCTTCTTGGTCTGGTCGGGAATGACGTCCTTGATCTTGAGCTTCAGCGAAGCCTCTGGAACTGGCTTTGTGTTTCCAGACCCCACCCCTGCAACTTTTCTCGACGCCTTCTTCTCCCCCGCATAATCACCCAAGGTCACTGGACTCTCTGGTCTCGTTGCACCATGCTTCCGAGTCAGCTCTCGATCCGACACTCCCTCCAAAGCACGAAGCTTTCCTTCGAAGTCCCGTTCAGCGGCCAACGCCGAACTCATCTTCTCTCCACCCATAGCCAACCCACCACCCGCTCCGAAGTTCTGCCGGTACGGAGGGTAAAGCTGACCGATCATAGACTGGTCCCCAGGAGTCCTAGATGTCACATCGAACTGCTGCGGTCTGAACAAAGCCTCCCGAAGTCTGTCCTCGTTCAAAGGCCAAGCTTTCGAATCGTCGTCCAAGACCACATCCAGCGGCTGTAGCTTCTTGTCCTTGATCACAAAAGGAATCCGAGCGTGCTTGATCCCGATAACTTCCTCCTGATCCGGTGCCAGTCCCTTCGGAGCCTCCGTCTGGTTTTGCACCTCAAAGTGACCCAGCCCATACCCCTGCTCATGGTCGAGGTGGGTTATGACAGTCGTCGGTGAGAAGTCCGACACATAAGGTGCCTGCCTGTATAACTGCTGCAAGATATCGGTCTGCCACTGGCTCTGATCCTCAGAAAGAGCCGACTCAGTAGCAGCTATCTTGTTCAGTGAACCAACGTTCAGGTATAATTCCATAATTGCTTCCTTAACTTTCCGTTACTACTATATTCCTGTGTTCAGCAGAAATTGTATGCCTGCCCACGCATCCGGGGATGCTGTTGCGATCATCACCCCGAATGAGTTGGGTGGTGGTCCTGATGAAGTGTTCAAGGAGTCGAGTGCTTCGTTCGCCCATCCAAACACTTCGGCCTTGGTTGCGTCTGCCCATGCTAGGACTGTGACGGGTCCGAGCTTTAGCTTTGCTGCGAGTTGTCCTGCGAAGTTGATTGCTGGGAGTTTGACCGCGAGAGCTGCGGCGATCATTGCCTCCAGTCCGCCGATCTGCAGTTCCAGGTCAGCTATCAGTGCTGCGTTCGCACCTACGGACACGGACACAGACGGCAAAGCCAGCTGTGCTTGGAGTTGAGCTATACCTGTCAGAGCCAGAGTGGGACCTGCGAAATTTATGCCGACGTTCAGTGCAGCATTCAGTTGACCTGTGAGATCTGCGTGAAGCTTTCCCAGACCGAGCTTACCTGTCAGAGCTAAGTCGAGTTGTGCTCCCAGGGGGTTGATGAACCCGATGGCCATTGCTGCCGATGGGTTTACGTCGATCAGGTTCAACCCGGACGTCCAGAGGTGGTTGCTCATGCCAATACTCCCTCCACTCCCGAGGAGACGAAACCGGTGAGTATCATCGGCGGACCTCCTGGTTGGGGTAGTTGGGGGAATGTGACAATCATCTGTACTGCCGATCCTTTGGTTGCGACTGGTTGTTGTCCTTCGCCTAACCGAATCGTCTTACCTTGGATGTGGACGTTCTTGGCTTTGACGTCCATCTCTGCTTCTGCCGCGATGGACATACCTTTGCCGGAGTTGATTTCGACACCCTCGGTGGCTTTGATGCGGATCTTTTTGTTCGAGCCGATGAAGATGGATCCGGTGGCTTTGAGGAATGTGCCCCCGGCTCTGTCTGCGAAGAACTTCATCCGAATGTTCCGGGCAGTTTTGTCGGAAGCCAATGACCCGGACTCTGCATTGAACCCACCGGGACAGATGTCGACTTCGTACACGACGATGTCGGACTGGATGCCCAGCTCATCGATGTCGCTCTGACAGTTGTAGTCTCCGGCTTCTGGAACGGACTGTCTTACGGAACCGACTTTGACGCGAACATCCGCGAACTTGTCATTGGCCAGAACGCGAAAGCTTTGGGTGTGCTCCGAAGGGTACTCGGTCTCGCCCATACCTTCTTGCAAGCCCCAGACGATGCTTCCACCCGAGTTGTGGTGCGTATAGTTTTGCGAGATGTCCGTGATGGCGTGGTTCATCGGAATGTAGATCCGTTGCGAGAGTATGTCCGCACCCAGTTGTAGGACGCCTCCTCTGTGCAGGATGACAAAGTTATCGTCGCGGGTACGCAGGCAAATGTCACCGGGTTTGCTCTTCGGTCTCCCTCCCGCGAATGATGCGGTGGTTGGTTGGTCCTCGGAACTACTACGACCGGTTGTTCCGTCTGGATCCTCCTCCGTCGCGGTGTCGATGGTTTCGGACACCATCAAGAACGCCAGCACAAACGGGGTGGAGCTATCGCTTGGCTTGCACACCAAAGCTGTCGCTCCAACCTCTGGCATCACACTGATGCCCTCTCCGTTGGAATGATGCAGATAGCCGGATGCGATTGGAATGTCGAAGAACGAAAAGTCGTCGAACTTCGAGATCACATCCACGGTCCAGCTCACCAGGTTCACGTTGACGACACGTCCCTGAAAGATCTGAGCCGAGGAAAGCCCAGAGCTGTAAGCCATCGTTGTTCGGAATGCGTGCATGTGGGCATAGTACGGCAAGCAGACTGAGTTGTCTTGCGCCTTGTGGAAAGGGATAGCTAAAAGGAAAGGGCCGTGTCGGTTCCACCGGTCAACGGCCCTATTAATATAGTATCGATCGTGACTCAGTCGATCGGGATGTTGTGCCGATACTTCGGACACGCAACCGAATCACGCTTCCTCGTGACAGCCCACAATGCGCCATCCTGCGTCTTCCACCACAGGTACTTCACGACGTCGTAGTTGCTGTCGAACAAAGCATTGTGCATCAACCGGCAGATTTGGCGAGACTTATCCCTCTCCCATGGACGG